GTTTTATAGAGGAGAGCAGTTCAGCGATGTATGCTTACTCTGTTTCACTCTGGTTTTAAATAGTGGTGAATATGGTGTCGGGAAGCGACCCATAATAGCGAAGGGTCTGCAGGCGCCTTAGGCGATTCGGCGCAAGTTTAAACGCCGTCTGCTACAGACCCATCTAAGATGTCCGAATCCGAGCGTTAAGCGCTCGGACGAGATATGCATGACCACAGAAGATCAGCAAGAGTTATATATACATAGTCACACTACGTGCGTCTATTTTGCGAACAACATGGTCGAACGGTTGATACGTGCGTTAGGAGCGGCGTAGAATAGTTGGTTGAAGCTCGGTGCATGATTCACAGTTATGTAAAGTTGCACCAGAGTATCGTAGGGGTGGTAGTCGAGCTTGTACCGTTCTTTTAGAGCGGTTGCGAGATAGTGAACAGCTAGATCGTCATTGAAAGGTCGCAGTTGGTCTAAAACTGCGCTGCGTATTTCGTCTCTGTGTTTTTCGTTAGTCACATCGTGGCGCCCAAGACCAACAACGATCTTGAGCGGATCTGGCATAACTACGATATGCCCTTCGACAGGAACACAGAATCGAGACGCAAAGTACGGATATTTGTAGCTGTAGGGTTTCATCTCGAGGTTGTAGGTGGCCGCCATACGCTCGCAGTCGAGGTCGGTGACAAGCCACTCGGCGAACTCATCGGTGAGCGGTAGTTCAGTCAGTATCGCAGCAGCTTGGAAGGTTGAATTCCCAAGCAAGGTGTCGGGCATGCCGGACAGCATCTCATATTCGATTCGGGCTTTCAGATCAGCGTCGCGAGAATAGATGGAGGCGACGGTAGTGATGTGGTAGTATAGCAGCGCGAGGTTGGCAGGCATGCCAAAGCGTGTGTATAGCTTGCGGCGGAATTCGTGCGCAAGTATATGCTGGCATTTATCGTACTTACCGATATCGAGTTCGAGCCATTGCCCGTTATGCCGGATCAACATGTCGTCACCGATGAAGACGGCCCAGGTAGTGTAGCGAGCGTCGACCTCTGATGCCCATTCGGCGAATTCCTCGG